ACGATAGGTAACATTGCAGTCACTGCTGACTCTGTCTTTCTCCGGACAAACGGTGCTTGCGACGACGAGGAGGATATTCTCTGCATTCTCCTTGAAGATGGAAGAACTTACGAGATCAACAGCACATGCAAGGTGTTCCCGATCGACGCAGAGGTTCACGTCAGATGAAAGAACAGACGATGGCAAAGCAAAAGAAGACAATCAAAAAGCGAAAACGCAAATGCGTCGGGTGTGGCACGACAAAGAACGTAACATATGGCCTTGACCCTTACGCCCATGATGTTGAGGGAGATGATACCAAAGTCTATCTATGTGACACTTGTCGTGACAACAGAGCGGATGATATATGAAAGAGAAGACAATGAAACTCAGCTTGCCAGACCCGGACGACTTCGAGATTCTGGCCATCGACCAGAACCTGCTCGACCGAGAATGGCTCAATCAGCCCCGGTTTTTCTTCCGCTACGCTAAGATGCTGGCGGACGCCCGGATGGCCTATGAACAAGCCAAGGCGAATCTCAAGGTGGTCGCGGCCGAGGCGGACCAGAAGGTGCGGATGCGTGCGGCAAAGATGGATCAGAAGCTCACGGAGGCTATCGTGTCCGCCACCGTACAACGCCGGGAGGATTACCGGGATGCGGAGCAAGTCGTTTTCACCGCCAAGCACAATATGGACGTGTTGGACGCGGCTGTGACGGCCCTGGAGCACCGCAAATCTGCCTTAGAGAATCTGGTCCGGCTGCATGGGCAAAACTACTTCTCCACTCCCAAGGCGGACAGCGATAATAGGGGTATGGTGGACGACATGCGGATGAGAAGGACCGTAAAGGACAGGAACAAGAAATGAACCCGATTTGGATACTCATAGGCATCATGGTTTTGGCTGTTTCGCCCTATCTGGCCTTTCTCATTATGAAATACGGGTCTTACGGGTACTTCATGGCCAAACGCAAAGCCCAGCGAAAGGAGGTTGTCCCGACATGCGACGATAGGAACGACGTGGATTGACGGTTGAGGCCCTGAATTATGAAGATGAATGGAAAGGATATGAAAGACAGACGAGAAAGAGAACGATCGCGGTATCGCCGAGGAATGGGAGCCGAAGCCTCCCAACGCACCACGAAAAGGATGATCGAGGCATCGTCCAATTCGTGTTTGATCCTGCCACAGGGAACGTCCCTGTGGAATATCAAGGAAGCGGGGGACGAGCCCTTCATCGACATCTTGATGTATGAAGCGGGGTCTCACAACCTGTTTTGCGACAAGGGGATGTTTACCTACGAAGCCACGTACCACGTTCACAAAGGTATCGGTCCGGACAATCGCTGGTACGTATGCCCCCGTGAGTACAGCAAGGGACGTCAACCCTGTCCCATCTGTGAATATCGCCAGAAGCTCAGGGAGGACCCGGAGGCGGACAAGAAGCTCATCGACGCTTTGGCTCCGTCCCGGCGGCAGTTGTTCAATGTCATCGACCTGAAACACAAGGACAAGGGAATCCAGATTTGGGATTTCTCTTACCACCTGTTCGGTAAGCTGCTCAGTACCTATCTCACCAAAGAGAGGCTGGTCGAGAAACTGCGGAACTGGTGTGAGTTTGAAGGAGGTATGTCTCTCAACCTCGGACTGGAAAAGAAGTCGTTCGAGGGGAACCCGTTTGTCGAGGTCAAGCTGATCGACTTCGAGGAGCGGAAGAAGGATTACGACCCGGACGAAACGTTGAAGAAGGTGCATCGCCTGGACGAGATCGTCAAGGTGTTGCCCTACGACGAACTGAAAAAGGTCTTCATGCAAACGGGCGAGGAGACCGAAGGAACGAAGCACAAATTCAAGGAATCAGACGTGGAAAAGATCAGGGACATGAACGGCAAGGAACTGGCCAAATTCATCATCGTCAACGACATCGACATCGACACCGATGACTACCCGGAGACCGAGGACCTGCAAGCGGCCGTGATCGAGAAAGTCGAAGAGGCCATCGCCGGGGACGAGCCGAAGTCCGGCAAAAAGGGCGGCAAGAAGGCCAAGGATGAAGAGCCGGAAGAGCAGGAAGACACCCCTGCCGAGATCGAGGAAGGCTCCGAAGTGACGTGGGACGACGATGGTGACGAGAAAACCGGCACCGTCAAGTCCATCAAGGGCAAAAAGGCCGTGGTCGAGGACGAGAACGGCGATGAGCACAAGGTCGCCTTGGACGACCTGACGCTGGCCAAAGGCAGTGAGGAGGAAGAGGAGGAAGAGGAGGAAGAGGAAGAGAAGGCCGAGATCGAAGTCGGCTCCGAGGTCAAGTGGACTGACGACGACCAAGACGAGCACGAAGGCATCGTCAAGAAGATTAAGAAGGGTGTCGCCACCGTCAAGGAAGGCAAGAAGGAGTACGAGGTCGAGGTCGGCGACTTGGAACTGACCGACTGACAAGGATGACCGAAGGACCGACGTGGTTGGAGGTTCTGGTTTAACGGGGCTGGGCTTTAGGACGGAAACGGATTTCAGCCCAGCCCCGTTTGTTTTCAATAAGGGGTCCTACCCCTCCCGATGTACCTAAAGGGATAGATCGTCGATCCTACAGGGTGGTAGGGGCCTTAAATCGAACGTTACGTGGATAGTTGGACAAGGTTTTCATCATGAATGTACGGGTTCCCATTGGCAAAATGCAAACAACTCAGTGGATACTTGCCTGCTACAGTGAGGATAACAGGTGCGTGGGGTTCATCGCGTCCCAACAATACAACGAGGATGAGATGTGGGAGATTTGCCTCCAGGTGCAAAATGCTCGAATGTTTCCCTCCCGCAAAATAGCGACGGGGTATAGAGATGAGACCACATTTGAAGCATTGATCGGGTTTCCGACGGTTCGTGTTATCCCTGTACGAATCAATATCAACGTATGGCCGAAGGATATACCCGTATGAATACCGAAGACATCAATGCAAACAACGCGATTCTCCTGGCTCTAAACAGCCTGCGGGCTTCCGCAGCCAACGAACCTCACGATCATTGCAGAGGCAACTGGTACTACAACACACACACGGATGAATTTTACTTGCTTGCAGTGGTAGCTCCGAATGCCATGACACTCGTCTCCTTGGACGGGCATCGGTGGGGGCAAGCTCCGATTCCTGTCCGTGACGCCAACCGTCTCAACGAGGTGGAATGGATGAAGATTGCCGGAGGTGGCGGGTTCCGGTTTGTTTGTGGGAGACCTGATGAAGACTGAAGACATCAAGAAGAAGTTGAAGCCGAAGCCTCCCGCACCGCAGCCCACATCGAAGGACTATTTGAGCACAGGAAGCACGCTGCTCAATATGGCACTGACCGGAAAACCGAACTGGGGCTATCTTAAAGGGCTGGTATACGACTATGTGGGGGACAGCCGAAGCGGGAAGACCTGGCTATGCTTAGTCGCTCTGGCGGAGGCTTCCCTGCGGCCCGATTTCCAAGACTATCGCCTGATCTACGACAACGTGGAGAAGGGGGCCTTGATGAACATGACGAAATATTTCGGGGAGCGGATGGTGAAGCGGTTGGAGCCTCCGGCCATGACCAAGGACAAGCAACCCCGCTATTCCTATCTATTGGAGGATTTCTATTTCAACGTCTGGAACGCTCTTGACGGGGGCAGACCCTTCATCTACGTGCTGGATAGCATGGATTCCCTGACTTCTGGGCAGGAATTGGAGAAGTTTCAGGAAAGGAAAAAAGCCCGCGAAGAGGACAAGGAAACCACTGGGAGCATGACGGACGGCAAGGCCAAGATCAACTCCCAGAACATGCGACTGTTGGTGGGTCCTATCTATGAGCGGGGTTCCATCCTGCTCGTCATCCATCAAACCCGGCACCGTATGGGCATCGGAGCCACCTATCAGCCCAAGACTCGCGGGGGCGGTGACGCTCCTACGTTCTACGCCACGATGGAGATATGGACGAAGGTGGTGGGGAAAATCACCAAACACGTCAATGGAAAAGACCGTCAAGTTGGAAACTACTGTGAGGCGGAAACCAAGAAAGACCGGATGGGAGGGAAAGACCGCATCGTGACCATCCCGATTCTAACGAGTTCCGGGGTGGATGATGTCGGGTCTTGCGTGGACTATTTGGTGGAGGAAAAGCATTGGACAAAAGGCAAATCAGGGATCATAGCTCCTGATTTGGAATTGGAAGGGAGCCGGGAGAAGATCATTCGCCATATTGAGACGGAGGGGCTGGAGCGGGACGTGCAGGAGATCGTGGCAGATGTGTGGGACGAGATCGAGCGGCAGTGCGAGGTGCAAAGGAAAAACCGATATGCGGAAGCCTAAGAAGACAATCGAGCGGAAATGCGGAACCTGCCACTGGTATAACGAGGTAGGGATTTGTTCCGGGGATTGTGTCTATCCCCTTCCCGCTTGGCTGACGGCTATGTTCTGCAAAAGTAGAACCGTTGGCAGAGGAGACGGACGACAATGTGGTTGCTGGAAGACAAGTAAATGAGCGGAATTGGTATGAAGCATTACGTTTTGGGGTTTGCCTTTAACTCGTCCGAGTCCAGTATCCTTCTTGTGCGAAAAGAACGTCCAGAGTGGATGAAGGGGTATTGGAACGGTTTTGGAGGGAAAATAGAGGAAAACGAAACCCCCGAACAGGCTATTCGACGAGAGTGCCAGGAAGAGATAGGACATAACGACTTCATATTTGAGCACGTAGGAACTTTCGTCTGCCCCGGCGGCACTGTCTATGTATTCAAGGCAATCACACCCCATGCCTCTATTCACTATATGCAAAGGGAAGACGAGCTTTTAGAGACCTTCCCTATCATCAGCCTGCCTATACCAAGAATGCCCAATTTGGCTTGGTGGATTCCTTTGTGTTTAGCACCCATCAAGAAGCCTGTATTTATACATGAGAACACTCTGGGAGTGTAAAGACATATCCTATGGAGAAGAACTGCGGAACGTGCCGGTGGTCGGAACCAATAGGCAAGGACAGCGAGCATAAAGTAGATGCCGGAAAGCCCCGCGTCGATTGCGTCTGGAATCTGCATCACAAGACGCCAGACAGCATCAACGTCCATATCTCCTTCATGTACGCTACGCAAGGGACGAATTGCCCATGCTGGGAGCCCAAGAAATGAACGACGTGCTGTTGCTTATAGACGCTGACTACATTGCACACCGGGCACGCTACTCGATGGGGGAGCTTACCTGGAAGGGTGCTGCCACGGGCGTGATATATGGATTCTTGACCACCATTGTCCAACTGGAGGAGCGATTCGATACCAACCGAATCGTCTTTTGCTTCGACTCCCATGCCAGCGAGCGGAAGAAAATCTATCCGGCCTACAAAGCCAACCGCAAGCATAATCAGCCCTTGACGGAGAAGGAGGAGGAATTTGAGCGGGAATTCCGGCAGCAAGTTCTGAAGCTGCGGAAAGAGTATCTGCCGGAGATCGGATTCCGCAACGTCTTTTGGCAAAGTGGATACGAGAGCGACGACCTGATGGCGAGCATCTGCCAAGAGTTTTCCAGCAGACCCCGTCAATCCTCCGTAGTAATCGTGACGGCGGACCAGGACTTGTTCCAGTGCATCCGGGGGAACGTGAGTGTGTTCAACCCCCAAAAGCAGGAGAACATGACGCTGCAACGGTTCCATAAGCAGTATGGCATCAAGCCACAGGACTGGGTTTATGTAAAAGTCCTTGCTGGGTGTTCCTCCGACAACATTCCAGGCGTCCCTGGCATAGGGGAGATTACAGCTCTTCGATACATGAAAGGCGATTTGCCGGAAAGTAGCAAAGCATTCTCGAAAATACGGTCTTGGATCAAGACGAAAAACGCGTATCTCACGGCGTCATTAGTAGAGCTTCCTTTTCCGGGGACCATCGTGCCGGAGTGGCAAGAGGATAATATAACGGTGCAAGGATGGGCTTCGGTATGTAGGAAGCTGGGTTTCAAGAATCTGCGGATGCCGAGAAAGGGAGCATAGGATGGGAGTCATGACGATAGACGATACAACAAGACGGGATCTGATTGATATCTTGAAGGATTATGAAGGTCTTCTTCATGATGAGGGTGCAGGACAATCGTGCAAGGATAAAGCAAAAGACCTACGATGGAGATTGGAGAATGAAAAAGGGCAGTGGGAAGGCTAAGGGCGGGGCATTCGAGCGGCTTATCTGCAAGAAACTAAGCCTCTGGTGGACCCACAATAAACGAGACGATGTTTTTTATCGTACAGCGTCTTCTGGAGGGAGGGCCACTCAACGGTCGAAGAAAGGGAAACATACCCACGGACAATATGGAGACATCCAAGCGGTTGATCCTATTGGTCAACCGCTCATGGATCTGTGTGTGATCGAATGCAAGGATGGATACGCCGGAGATTCCATCGCAGACCTGCTTGATAAAGAAACTCGACACAACCCTAAGTATGAGCAGTTCATCGAGCAGGTGCGACAATCTTATAGGGACTCTACTGCGGAATACTGGATGCTCATAGCCCGACGCAGGGGCCGTCAGATCATGGTATTCATGCCTGTAGATTTATGGGACAGTATAGCAGATTCCATGAATAGCGATTTGACAGACTACTATCCCACTATGCAACTAAGCACAAAACACGCAGACATCATGGGAGTTCAACTATACTCTTTCCTGAACCGGGTGCATCCTAAGGCGTTTGGTGGCAAATGATGCCGGAAGATCGCAAAGAGCTTTACCGACTGCTGAAGAAGTGGACGCGGTATCGTATCCTCGGACGGTGCCTGCCCTTCAGCCAATGGCCGGAGGCTCAGGACTATCAGGAAAAGGCTTTAAAAGTAGAGGGAGAAATACGGGAATTACTGTACGGTACATCCGACCTGGGTGCTCTGGGGACCGAATGGGACCTTCCCATTGACCCTATGTGGGCCAAAAATCATCCCGTAAGAGCAGAGAAACGAGATTGTAATACCAGCAAACCAAAGAAGGAGATTCGCAATGATCGTAGCGAAAAAGGGTGATCGGATAAAAGCAATCGGAAGTCACTCCTATAAAGGGCGAGAGGGTGTCGTGACCCAATGCGAGAACATCGACGGGCAAGTCTACGTTCATGCCTCCCTTGACAACGGCCCAACGATCATCATGAGGCCCGGCCAGTTCACTGTCGTCAAGCGGGCGTGGGTGAATTCGCTAGCTGTAGAGGACCGACTGAGCCCGGAAGTATTGCAGCATGTCCGCCGGGTCGTGAACAACTGGAAAATCTCAATCCCAGTACGTCGGAAAGTCCTGGAGAATGTGCGGAAGGAGATCGACAATATGCTGGATGGGTTGAGCCAAGAAGAGCAAGGGTAGACTACATGAGCCAACGATTCTATTCATACGTTATACGAGCGTTCTATCACTTCTGCTGGGTGAAGGGAAAACTCCAAATGCTAGTGACGTACTGGATTCCCGAACGAAGGAAACCGGCCGAATCGCAGAACGAAATCAAGCCGAAAGTCAAAAGGTTCTCCCCTTGCCGGGGACAGCATTGGGACAGGAAGAGACGATGAAATTCCTATGTGAAATTTATTGACTCTATTTTTATCTCCAGTAGGATAATGGGTGCTATGCAAGGTTGGAGAACAAAACGAAATGAAACGGCCGGAGGCACCTCAGGGTTCCCATACCCTACTTGCATAGCAACTCCGGCTGTTCTCTTTTCTGGAGATCGTGGTATGAAGAAGAGCCTGTTTGAACCCAAGTTGTGTAAGTGCGGATGTGGTGAGGAAGTAAGACCTGGGAATGTCTACATCCAATATCATGCTAACCAAGGGGAAGCCAATGGGATGTATGGGAGACATCATACGGAAGATGCTAAGAAAAGAATAGGATCAGGCAACCTATCAATAAATAATGGAATGTGGAGGGGAAATCTTGTAAGTAAGAGTGCATTACATCTGTGGGTCAAATCCAGACTGTCGAAACCCGAGCGATGTCAAGCATGTAATCGCAAAACCAAAAAATTAGATATGGCCAATATTAGTGGACGATATCTACGAAAGCTCAGTGATTGGAAATGGTTGTGTCGTCGATGCCATATGCTATCAGATGGACGAATGAACAATCTACTACAAGGCACCCAGGACAGAAAACTGAAAGCCTGTGTGGTATGCGGAACCATGACAAATCGCACATTGTACTGCATCACTTGTTATAAGGAGCATCGAAAAGAGTGGTGGAGAAAATACAATAAAAAGCGTTCTGCTTACATGCAAAAATATAACAAAGAGAGGACACGGTAATCCTATTCGGTGCTTACGCTGCGGATGGTGCTGCATAGAGTATATCGTGATGATCGTGGACAATCCCGAATTGGGGATACGTCCCGACAACATCGTTGTGAAGCATTCGGGAGAACGGTGCAAGCATTTACAGGAAGACGGTTCGGGAATCGCTGTATGCTCTATTTATAACCGTCCTTGGTACAAAGAGACACCTTGCCATGAATTTACGCAGATCGAAAGAGGAAATCAGCCTTGCCGTTTGGGGGTATATCGGATGAGCCATTCATGCTGAAATCATTATCCATCCGCAATTTCCGCTCCAACAAGCGGCTCGACATCGACATCGACCCGCACGTCACCTGCATCACCGGGGAGAGCTACCGGGGCAAGTCGAACGCCGTCCGGGCAATCAAATGGGTGGCTCTGAACCGTCCCTCCGGCACCCGGTTCATCCGCTGGGGGTCCAAGCAATGCGTAGTGACGATAGATACGGAGAAGTGTAAGGTCGTCCGCAAGCGGGGCAAATCCGTCAACTCCTATGAGGTGAACGGACACCCTTTGAAGGCGTTCGGAAACAACGTGCCGGACAAGATACAAAGAACCCTCAATCTGTCCGAGATCAACTTCCAGATCCAGCAGGAAATGCCGCACGGTGACGGCCCGCTGTTTTGGTTCGCTCTCACGCCAGGACAGGTGAGCAAGCGGCTGAATGCCATCGTGAATCTAGACGTAATCGACCGGACGCTGGGAAACCTGCAAACCGTAGTCCACAAAGCCAAGAGCACTCTGGACGTATGCCAGGAGCGGAGGAAGAAAGCTAAAGAGCAAGCGGAGTCCCTGACGTTCGTAGAGGAAATGGCGGGGGAGTGGGAGGAAGTCAAGCAGGCCGTCGAACGCTCCGAGGCGTTGGACAGGGAAACGGACGAATTGGAAGCGTTGTTGACGGACATATCCCACCAACAGAGGATTCTGCAAGCGACCAAAAGGCACATGGACGACGCCGACAAGGACCTGCGGGAACTGGAGTCGTTGTGGGATACGATAATAGGGATGTCCAAACGGCACGGGGAATTGTTCCTCCTGCTGGGCGAAATAAGACGGTTGAAGCGTGAGCACGCCGAAGCATGTTTAGACGTGCTTCAAGCCAAGAAGGAATACGAAGAGGCCCTGGGAGATAGGTGTCCGTTATGCGGAAGCAAAAACAGGTAGATATCTATCCGTTTGAAGATTGCCCATTTTGTGGCGGTAGCAAAATCGGTTTACAGCATGGAGCAAGGGCGGACCATTCTGTAAGAGTAGCTTGTAAAAAATGTAAAGCTGAAGGTCCTCCATCTCTATCAGTCAGAGGGGCTGTTCGTAGATGGAATAGTCGTAAGCGGGCTTTCAATTAGGGTTGAATGATGAAGACTAACACACCATCCAAGGTTCTCGCTTTATTCGTGGCCGATCTTCATCTGTCCCTCACCCCTCCGCCGTTTCGTTCGGCAGAGTCGGACTGGTTGGCGGCTCAACAACGACCCTTGGATGAATTGACATCCCTGCAAGAGAAGCACAACGGAGCACCTATCTTTTGTGCGGGGGACATTTTCGACAAGTGGTACGTCACGCACGACAAGAGCAGGGGAGCTTCCGAGCTTATCAACTGGGCGATGGAGCACCTGCCCTACATGCACTGCATCCCAGGTCAGCACGACCTGCCGGAGCATGATTTGGAGCAGATCGAGCGGAGTGCCTATTGGACGTTGGTGAAGGCGAGTGTGATAAACAATCTACCACGTGTCAACGGTTTCACAAGTCATCAATGGCCTGGATTGGTCCTTCACAGTTTTCCATTCGGCACTAAAGTTACATCAAGAGAGAATCTCACGGGCAGGGATATACGAATAGCTCTCATCCATGAGTACAACTGGATTGATGGCCATATTTATAATGTACAATCTTCGGAGCGTCTGGCCTTGGGGGGCAAGCACGTCAATAAGGATCGAAAGGAATTCGACGGCTATGACTTGGTGGTCAGCGGAGACAACCACAACCCCTTCCACTGCGTCATAGGCAAGACGCAATTCTGGAATTGTGGAACGTTTATGCGGAGAAAGTCCGACGAGCGGGACTACCGGCCGCAGATCGGGATGCTGATGAGCGATGGGAGCATGAAAGCTCACTACCTCGACACGTCCCAAGACAAGTGCCTGGACGTAGCAGAAGCAGAAGAACTGGAAAAGATTCCTGACATGGACCTGTCTGATCTGATCGAAGGGCTGGGGCAGTTGGGCGAATGTGCCCTGGACTTCGGGGATGCGATGAAACGGCAACTGGCCAGGAACCCGGCGAACAAGCGGGTTCGGTCGATCCTTTGGAAAGCGATAGAGAGTTGAGGCTAAAAGCATGAAATACCTACGTAAACTGTGGATTGGGTTGTTCGGACAGCGTGTATGCTTCAAAGTAGAGTACCACTACTATCCGAATAAGCTCAATTCAGAGCAGGAGAAGGCCATGAACGAAGCCTTTGAGTATATGGACAAGGTGTTCGCTAAAACGGAAGAAGTCCTTCAGAAGGCGAAGAATAGATAATATGCCGGAAGTAACAATCATAACAGCAAAAGATTACAAAACCCATGATGACTGGTATACCGCGTTCTATCAATGCCCTAATTGTCATGAGGCAGAAATCACCAGTGGTTATAAATTCTGTCCGATGTGTGGTATTCCTGTGAAAGTGCAAGACGATGATCACTCTTGATGAAGCCCTCTATAAAGCAATGGAGAAGTGATATGGCACAAAGATTATTCAGCGTTTTGATTTTCACGTTGATCTATGCGGCAGGTGTGTTGTCCGACACTTGTACAGGAATAGCTTGTATATTAGCTGCGTTAGGAGGATGGGGTTTGTCCATTATGGCTGCACGTAAGCAAGGGACATAAAAAATGAACAGCCTCGATGAAGTCCTCCAATACCGACGGCGAGTGGACGATGCCCGACAGCGGGTAGCCAAGGCCGAGGGACGTCTGGAATCCGCGATGGAGCAACTATCCCACGGCTACGGCTGCGGGACAGTCCAGGCGGGGCGGTTGGCCTTGAAGGAGTTGCAGCGGAAACGGGATAAGGCGGAGGAAGTTGCCAAGAAGCGATTGAAAGCATTCGAGCAGAAATGGAAGGAGCATCTATGCTGACTGTAGGTGAAGTGAAAGAGATACTCGCCAATGTTCCTGATGATTGGCGATTCCTGTCCTACCAATACTATACCGATGCTGATACTTGGAATCAGGGAAATGCCTCCATCGAAGTAAATAACTTGAATAAAGCAGTGGTGGTTAATCCGGAATCATGAACTCAACCGCCATACAATCCCGAATCGATCGGCTCCAGCACGAGTCCTACGCCGCCCGCAAGAGGCTGAGGGACGAGCGGGAAGCCTACCGAGAGGCCAAGCAACATTTGCAGGACGCCGAGCAAGCCCGCTCCATCGCCCAGCAAGTAGCCCAGGCTGTCCAGCAGCAGGCCCACGCCAAGATCGCCGGGGTGGTAACGACCTGCCTGAAATCCGTGTTCGGGGAAGACTCCTACGAATTCAAGATCAAGTTCATCCGCAAGAGGAACCGGACGGAAGCCCAATTGATACTGGTGAAGGACGGGGAGGAAATCACCGACCCGATCAATGAAGATTCCGGCGGGGTTTTGGACATAGCCAGTTTCGGGTTGCGTTTGGCCTGCCTCATACTACACAAACCCCAATTACGAAAGATACTCGTTCTCGATGAGCCTTTTCGATTCGTCAGCAAGTCCTACCGAGGGAATGTACGACAAATGCTCTTGAAATTGGCGGAGGATTTCCATCTGCAAATTATTATGGTGACCCATATCGAGGAATTGATGTGTGGTACGATAATAAGACTATAGCTCTTGTTAATTTGAATTGATTCATACTATTTTATGTCAAGTTTAGTTCTGTTGAGTTATGTTACTGCCTTCGGGCAGGTTTGATTGGGGAAAGTTGTGAAGCTATGAAGATACTCAGAAACGCTGGAACCCACAAGATACTCGCCATTATGCAGCCTTTCAAGGAGGGCTCTATGACGCCGGGCAGCCCTCTGGAGTTGATCGAATTGGCGGGGCGGACAGCCTACCAGTCGCGGGACAAGATCACCCCGGACAGTGCCGAGAGGTTCGTCCGCCGGATCATCGAGCGTAAGCACGAATCGGTCCTGGAGCATTCCGCCATGACGGTGGAATTCAACAATGTATCACGCGGGTTCACTCATGAACTTGTTCGCCATCGGTTGGCGTCTTTCACGCAGGAGTCAACGAGGTACGTGGATGAGTCGGATTTTGAAGTGGTCGTACCCCCACATCGAAATGATGTGCTAAATACTACAGCCGATCTAGAATCAAATATACTCGACATCGACTACGTGTCTGAAATAGATGGGGATAAACACCCCATATCAGTAGACGATTGGCTCCTTATCAACGAATCAGTTTATCGGCAACTTCGCAAGGCAGGATGGGCTGCCCAGGACGCCCGACAAGTCCTGCCCATCGCCATCAAGAGCCAGATCGTCTGCACAGCCAACTTCCGTGAGTGGCGGCACATCTTCCAAGAGCGGACGGCCCAAGCGGCCCATTGGGAAATCCGCCGGGTGATGATCGCGTTGTGGGCTGATGTTTTGGATGCTGTCCCTCACGTGTTCAACGACATACAACCTGAATTTACTCGGCAGGAAGCATTGGATTGGGGCTGGACGGTAAGCGACCACGATATCCAAACAGGGTGGACCGAGGTGATGTTCCCTAAGCGAATGGTTGAAAACATGGAGAATAAAAATGCCCGGTAATCGCGGTATGTCGTATATGAAAAAAGACTGTTGCGAATGCAGAGCTTTGCAGCAGGGGAAGTGCGTATTGGGGTATGTCATTTCTCCGATGCCTAAGTCTCTATGCCTTCCGGGGGAGAATCTGTATACTCCGACAGAACCCTGTCCCAAACCTCGCACCTACGAGCGACTGAACAAGTTGCTTTCGGAGGCAAAGGCAAGAAACGGGTAAACCGCGTTTTCAGCGTAAAAACAGGGGTGTGTACTCTCTACCCCTCCCGATGTACGGATTCGAGGAAATAATCAAGCGTAGAGGGTCGTAGGCCCCTTAAATCGAATGGTAGCAGGAGGACTTAGACGTGACTATCAAGGAAATCGTAACCGAGTACCTGAAAGCGAACGGATTCGATGGCTTGTGCAACATTGAAGTGGAATGTGGATGTCTATTGAAGGAAGATGGTGGATTGATGCTTTGCGATGATCCTTCCGCCGAACATTGCGAGCCTGGATACAAATGCCATCATCCAGATCATCCAGCAGAATGGGCTATATGCACTGAAAAGCCAACAGATAGATAAAATGAAAAAGGGGGAGTCCTCAAAGGAACGAGCCGGTCAAACTCGCTTGGAAAGGATGAGGACTCCCCGATAAAGCCTACTTCGTTTCCTTAAACTGGTATGGGCTGATCCCTTCCACGTCGCCCTTCGTTTGACTGTCCCAGTCCTGTATCTGCTTCTTGATGTCCACTCCGACCCGTTCCCCCCATACGTACAGCAGCCAATGAGCCATCCATTGCTTCTTCCCCACCCCGATAGGCACGCCGTCCAAAGATGTGACAGGCAGAATGCAGAAGGGGGTCCCCGTCATGAACGCTTCGTCGGCCTCCAGCACGTCGAACGGTTCGATGTTCCGCTCTACGCTAGGCTTGTGGAATTCCTTCTCGATAGCCATCACGTAATCCCGGCTGATCCCCCGCAGGATGTTCCGAGGCTCCGACGTGACAAGCCTCCCGTCCTTGACGATGAAGAAATTGTCCCCTGTGCCTTCGCTGATGAATCCATCAGGGTCCAACAGCAAGGGCCAATTGTTCTCCCCTTGGAACCGGCTGGCCTGGATGTTCGCCATCATCAGGTGCATCCGGCTGCGGGTCTTGGCCTTAGGCTCCAGCAAAGACGCGGGGATGGACCGCTGGGAAGGGATGACTGCATTGATGCCCTCGTCGAACAGCTTGCCCATTCCCCGCACCGTCCACCGCAGAGGGAAATCGGCGATGATGACATTGGTTCCGGATTTAGTCCCTGCTACGCCTTGATAGATGCCGAGGACTCCCCGCGTGACGTTGATCATCAAACGATGCTCATCGTCTTCCGCGAAAGCAGGCTCGTTCATTTCCACAGTCTTCAAGCAAGCCGCTTCCATATCCTCCATCGTCAACGGCATGGGAATATGCAGCCAGCGGGCGGAGGCGTATAGCCGCTCAATATGCTCTTTCAGCTTGAATTGCTTTTTGTGGAACGATCGCGTCATCTCGAACGGCATGTCAGCGAACATCAACGCCGAATCGTAGATGGACAACTTCGCCTCCGATTCAGGAATGAATTCCCCGTTCCAATACACCACTCTGCCCGCCACGTTACAGCCTCCCTTCCAAATGAGCCTGCATGACCACTTCGCACAGATTCAAGTCCTCTGGCTCATCAATCTCGAACATCTTATGGTACGCCATCGGATAGACGCCGATCTTGTTGCCGAACCGCGTTCCCGTCCCGATCAAAACCGCCGGGGTAAACAAATAGAAGGAGCCATTCTCAATCCATCTTTCCCCGAACGTCTCTTGCCGTCTGCGATTGGGATTGGACGAATCATAGCTCATGCTCTTCGGCCCGGTCTTCTCCATCGACCACAGGCACAAGTCCTTCGCGGGACTGGCGGAGAACATGGAATCATAATCCCCCGCCGTAAATACCGCAATGGCCCGCGACACATCTTCTGGATCGCGGATGGGCGACGTGGCCTGGACAGCCGCAACCAAATCCACGTCGTCTATCTCCTGCTCGATAACGTCCAAGGCGTGCCTCCATCCCGATTCGGACGTGGCTTGATCCCCGGACAATTCCAGCGGCCTGTGGATCGTCCGGCAACCGGCGACGGTGGCTTGGCACAGGATCGCCTCGTTGTCGGAACTAACCCAGATGGAATGAAGCTCCGGCACCTCCTTCAACTGGTCCAGCGTCCATTGCAGCAGGGGCTTGCCGCAGAATGGCACAAGGTTCTTCCCCGGTATCCCCTTCGATCCGCCGCGAGCCAGCACAATCGCCACAACCTTTTTCTCAACCATGATAACGCTCCCGCAGTTTCAGGGACGCTCCGATTTCCGCTTTGTCATACCGCACCACCCCGTCTCCCATCGCCTGCTCGATCTTGCGGACAGCCCCGACAAGCATCTTCAATCCGTTAGGTTCGATAGATGCTGATTGGTCCGATCCGTACATGGAGCGGTCCAGCGTGATATGCCGCTCCAGCGACGTGATGCCCAACGCGGCTGCGGCATAGGACACGGCCAACCCCACCTCATGCCCGCTGTATCCCACGTCACAACCATATCGCTCCCGCAGCGTCTGAATGCAACGAAGATTCGCTTTCTCGTCGGGCAGCGGGTAGACGGAAATGCAGTGCATCAACTCAAACGGACAACGAGCCTTGCGGAAAATGTCCACGACCGCGTCCACCATCGCCAAATCGCTCATGCCCGTCGATATGAAGGTGTACCGTCCCTCGCTGGCGACGGCCCTCACCAATTCCTCATCGACGATCATGGCGGAGGCCAGCTTGTTGTACTTGAGGTTGAACGACCGCAGGAACATCTGGCTTTCAATGTCCCACGCCGACGCAAACCACTCGATGACCTTCTCTTTGCAATAACGGTCAATCTCTTTGTATTGATCAAAGCCGAATTCCAGCCCGTTCTTCTGGTCCCGTTGGGTGTGTCCCCAGGGACTTTCCCTCGAAGCGTCCAGAAACGCTTTGGTGTATACCTTTTCCACTGTCCGCTTTTGAAACTTGACGGCGTCACAGCCCGCATCTTTTGCCACGTCGATCATTCGTTTGGCAGTTTCAACGTTTCCGTTGTGATTGATCCCACATTCACTCACAAAAAAGATACTCATGGTCTTCTTTCCTTTCTACCAGCCCGTAGGCAAGCCCCAGTAATCGCATTTCGAGCAGAGCGGAACGTCCGCCCGCTTCCCCTGTTTGTGTAGCGATAGCCATTCCTTCCTCTTCGCACCCGTCCAAATCTCTTCCAAAGATTGCTCCTTGACGTTGCCAAGCACGCCCTTCCTTTCCGGATCAAACCGCACGCAAATAGACACGTCTCCGTTCCGGTCGATGGCCAACCGATGTAGGATTTCCCAGCATACGCCGATCTCGGGTTTCGTAGTCTCTCGGCCTGCATAGTCAAAGCTCCCCATCGGACTATGCAAGACGCGGGTAGCAATAAGGCAGTCCAAATCCTTGTAGCGGGCCACGTCTATCTTGGAACCGTTCAGCCGCAGAACCACCAAGGGCTTGAACTTCCCCTTCAATCGCAGGAACTGTTTCAAGATTTCATACTGTTCATCCGCATCCGGATCGTTTTCTATGACTGATACGGCTATCGTATCCAGATTGTCCACGATCTCACAGCCCTTCTCGACCAGCAGCTTGCCATTCGTGTCAATGGATGTCAAGCAATGACGGAAGAGCTTCACAGCGTCCCCAAACCGATGATACATCAGGGGTTCCCCGTTGTTATGAAGCTGAACCACTACACCTTCTGGTATCTGGGGAGCTATCTTCTCCAGCAGGCTGAACTCCATATCCCCATAGGTTTTCAGGACTTCGGGGTTTTCTTTTTCCCGTTTCCGCCGTCCGCAGCACCAGCAGGATTTACAACATCTACTGGTTAACTCGATATTGATGCCTGATAATCCGTTCATTTCTTGTTCCTCAAAAGGGCATAGCAGAATTCGCAGACGTGCCCAAACGAGTTGGTGAAAATGTCCACTTCCAGTTGAACATTTCCAAAGTATCGAGACAGTAAAGCGTAGAGAACGTCGATGCTGGGCTCGAAGCAATGGAAGGGGTTGTACCCGCTGGGGCCGTTATTCCCCAATGGAGTTGTAAGGAACATGGAACCATCTGGTGTGAGCCTCCCTATCAATCTACTCAGGAAATCTCCATTGTGTTCCGCTGGTACGTGCTCAAATGTCTCGATGCATACAATCTTGTTAGCTGACGCTGAACCCCTCCAAAATTCATCGTAGGTGTAGAACCGAAGATTGGGAAGGCTCAAATTCCTCCTGGCAATATCCAGATATGCTTCGTTTATGTCCAACCCGTAAACCCTCTGAGCCTTTTGTGCAAGGCAATGCGAACCATACCCGCAGCCGCAGGAGGCGTCTATTACTACATCTTGCCTGGAAATCTTCAACGCCTGAGCCGCATAGAAGTACCTGCCGAAGTGGTTGAAGAACAGTTGGACGTTCTCCTGCACAGGGTCCTTAATCCGGTCCCCGACCAAAAGCGTTTCCCCTTTTCTGATTTCACTATCCATAAATCTCCTTACATCTGCCGGTATCCGCGAAAGTTCACATTCCGATTCTTGTACAAATCTTGAGTCACTTTCACCATCTCTTCCGTCTTCCTGCGGTAATGCTCCTGAAGCAACTCGCAATTAGTCTCCATCAAAACCGTGTGGAATTCGTCGTCCGAAAGGTCGGTGAAGTTCACAGCCAACAAGTCGGAATTCAAGTGCTTCTGCTCGTAGAATTCCTCCACGTCCTTCAGCAAGCCATGCTCCACTGCATAGGTGAACAGATCCGAGCCCGGATAGGGCGTCACAGGCCGAATCGTCCGTAGCTGGGATGTGTCGGCGTACTTCAGAAGGAAATCTGCCGTTTGCCTAAGCGTTCTCTTGTTCTCCCCCAGATTTCCCCAAATCACGTTCAGGCCGGGAGAAATCCCTGCTGCAATCGTGGCCTCCACTCCATTGACGATCTGATCTGTAGTCAGATGCTTGTTCATCCTTCGCAGAGCTTCGTCGTCGAACGACTCGATGCCGTAGTTGATGAAGACACAACCTGCCCGCTTCATCAACCGTAAGATTTCCAAAGAGGCGTAGTTCAAGCGTCCGTTGCAGCACCACTTGAAGGGCCTCCCCATCCGCAGGAACTGCTCACAAAGCTCATACACCCGCTTCTCGGAGGACATCAAAAGCTCATCGGAGAAGTCGATATAAGTGATACAGTATCGACGTTGCAGGTATTCGATTTCCTCAATAATCCCCGCCACGCTCCTCGGACGAAATCCCGTGTCCATACGGTAGCAGAAATTGCAGCGGAACGTGCAGCCGCGAGCGGAGGCGACAGGCATGACGAAATCCGTCTTATCTGCGTTCGGGGACGACGCCATGCGATAGTATTCCATCGGGAACAAATCGTAAGCGGGCCAGGGGATATCATCCACGTCCAGCAAAGGACGCTTTTCATTCACAACGCACGACCCATTCTCCATATAGGCGATGCCAAGAATATCCCCCCACCCCTGGTCACATTCCAATCGATTCAACAGCGAAACGATAGTCGCTTCTCCTTCCCCGCAAACCACTATATCCGCCGTACTCTTCCGCAAGAAGTATTTCGGACACGGGGAAGGACCATGCCCGCCCAGAACATAGAGCTGAGGTTGATTCTTGGAGGCTCGAATTGCCTTGGAGATGCTGAGCATCTTCCGGTACTGCCAATAACCCCCGATCACCCCCAGGCCGATCACATCAAACGTCTCTCGCTCATCGAGATACGCAGTCAGGTGCTCATCTGGGTGGTGATTCATGTCCTGATTGTATACCGTCACATCATGACCGGCGTTACGCAGGACCGCCGCAATGTACGCCGTCCCCTGCGGGAAGGTATGAACGTAAGAACCGTTATCATAGACGACCAGCAACACTCTCATTGCACATAGTCCCATTCATAAGTACGTTTGTCCATCGCCCAGGGAATCTTCGTCCGGGCAAACCGTTGCCGAATCGTCTTCAATTCGACGGGATTGTAAATCGCTTTATGCGAGAATCCCCACTTCGCCGCGAACTGCTTATGGACGAACGGTCCATACTGCTGAATCAACCCGTTCGCCCGCGTGCCTGTGACTGGCCGAACGTGGAAATACTGCAACTGGGGAATCCAAATGTTGTACAACCCCTCCTTCATCGCCGTCAATCCCCAATCCTCATCAATGAGCAAAGACACCGGGCTCCAATCCTCACAGAGCTTGATATCCCGCCGCAGCTTCTCCGACTCAATCATGATGAAATGGCTGAACGGGCCGTAACAGCGGACAGGCTTCTTCGGAAAATCAAAGGGCATCTTCGCCACTTGCTCTGCCGTGCTCGCCGCATTCCACCAATGCTCCGCCAACTGATGGAATTGGTGCGTCTTGCGGCGGGACCAGGCGTTTTCCCGCACGGCGTCCTTGTGAAACCCCTCCCGTACGGACGGAGCCCAACTGGTAGGCGTCAAATAGTCCATGTCCAAAAAGCTAATCCAGCCGACGGGGTCTTTTTTTCCCTGCACGCATTTCTCCACCTGGGGGACCAGATTCGGGGAAAGCAAGCGGATGTCGTCGTGGCTGAAAATCGTCCATGCGAAATCCCGCGACATGCCGATGACGGTATTGGCGAAGCGAGCATAACTGCCTTCATACTTCGGAAACAAAAGGAGCTTACCTGGGTTTTCCTTCGCTTCCCGCTCCACGACCGAGGCGATGTCCTGCGGAACATAGGACGCGACAGCAACAGCAATAAGGACACCATCACCGATATTTTTAATAATCGTCCGGATGCTGTCACGCACCAAAGACGCCTCCGCCTTTCGGCTGCCTACCATCATGCCCACCAGGACGCTCATAGCAGATCCTCCAGACAATGGGTGGCGTCCTCTATCGTCTTTAGCTTGTCCCCCGCCAAACGGATATTCTCTTGAGCTTCGATTCCGTGTCGGGATTCTTTCCGCCCCCCATGCAGATGGGAGAAGCTGTGATTTTGATGGACCGTCAGAACATGCCTGGTGGCGTCCACTACAGGATATCCCAATTCCAGGCAGCGAGCGATGAGCCAGTTGTCCCACGCCGGACGGCCGACGGCGAACGAGGGCATTTGAATCTCTTTCACCATGTCCCGCTTGAGCACGAAATAGTCGATGCCGGAAGGAGGATGAAGCTTGCCGTGTTTCCTCGCCGTTTCCGTCAACAAGGCGTCCCATTGCGATATCTGGCGGCGATCCAAATGAATGCTGGGAACATCCGTCCTTTGTCCCACCATCAAGAAGCGGCCGAATTTGCTCCGAATGAATTGCGTCCATCGGACCAAATCGGCGGTGAACAGGATATCGGCGTTGGCGTAGATCAAAATGTCATATCGAGCCTTTTCCGCTGCCTGAGAGAAGACGTCATTCAACAACGGAGTCCCCTGGGAGGTCGTCCGCACGTCCTGATCGAACAAAAGCACTTGTTTGTCACAAGGTAGATGTTTCCAGTTGTCTATCGTCTGATTCTGGATAAACGCAAATTCACCCTGAAACGGCTTGGGCACAGTGAAAAAGGTAATCATGCTCCCAACTTCCTTTCCAGGCACTGGAACAGATGCTCACTGTAGCAAGGTACTCGCGGCCATCCCCAAAGGTCATCCATCTGCCGCTCGGTTATCAAAGGCTTGCTGTCCTCCAGGAATTCCGCCATCGATCCGGACGTATGAACGAACGGGACGTAGGACAACAGCTTCGGACCTACATGCTTAACAATAGCCTCCCACCAAGTGGTGTCGTTGTCCATCCAACTGTGCACGCCGTACTTCGGCGTATGCGGGACGAACGGATAGGACCCTACTTTCGTCCCCAAGAACATGCACTCGCCGATGACCGAACTGGCCATTTCCCCAATGACATGAGAAGCGGCCGCGAACAGGACGTGCCGATGGATATTGGGAGCGGCATACTGCCTCAAGACCGGCGGAATACGATGTTCGCAACCGGGATGGGGACGGATCAAGACACGGAACCCATTCGCCACAGCCCACGGAATCACGGTCGTCCAGAAATCGCATTCCGGCTTGCCGCTGTCGAAGCTGGCGAGTACCAACAACAGCTTTTCCCCATAAGTGGCTTGGACAGATTGCACGCCCGCCTTGAATTCCTCCGTCTGGAAATAGTCCCAATCGGGGTCTCCTACGTTCAAGTACCACACGTCGGATTCCGGCAGGAACCGCTTGTAATGGTCCACGGCCCTTTGCTCCTTCATGCAAAAGCCGTGCAGCTTGCCCTTGACGCGGGCCTTGACGTAATTGATGTTCACAAGGGCATTGTATGTGGACATCGAATTGTGGAGCTTGACGTTTGTCTTCCCTTTGGCCCAACTGTTCACAAGGCTCATCCGCTCGAAATCGTCCAGCCCCGCCGACTGGGAAAACATCACCTCATAATCCTCCGGCAACTTGTTGGGGGAAGGGACAAACCGTACTTGGACATCCTTGAGCATCCCCAAGACATCCCCCACCGCACCGATAGTCTGAGCGAGCACGTAAGGCTCAATTCCCAAACCGTTCAAGTGCCTAATCATGGACAACTGCGGCCACAAGGACCTATAGTTGGCTACGCAAAACAAGTAACGCAATTTCGGCTTGTACATCAACTCAGCCATTGTTGAAACTCTCCCTTCCAATAGTCCTGAATCCCGAACACGTCCGGCACTTCCTCCAGATCGTCCGGACTGTAGCCATACACCTTGTTCACGAAATCCCCTACTGTCCCGACACGGTTCAAATGCCCATGCCCCTGATACTTTCTTCGCAATTCCGTCTCGTTGATCCGCACAGACGTAAAATGATGCAGGACCAAAGCATCCGTAGCAAGGACTGTGTAACGCTCCACTGGAAAGATTGTCCTACCCAAATCCACCGTCAAGCCATAAGGATTGTACCGCCGCAGTTGACAGTCGATCCGATGAACGCAGGGGACATAAAGCCCGGAAATCCCTTTGATCCTCGTCGTAGGCTTTTGCACGTACTCGACGATGGGGGTGAGGCAAACGTCTTGTGAGACAAACCACCCGATATGTCTACGAAACTGGACTGGGTCATGGAACTCATCGCAGTCCCGCACGAGGTGATGAGTGCATCCGGCCAACTGGCACCGTATCCGCCCGATTTCCCGCTTCATCCGGCAGTTGTCCTGCATCTCGATGGGCCGGTCGGTTCGCTTCGGGACGAATTCCATCAATTCGTCCACCAGTCCTTCCCGTACAAGCGAGTCCAGCAGGGGCTTCATGTAGGGAGCAGCGGGTTCCCCCGTCGAAGACACTGGGGACCATACCACAACGATATGCTCCGCAAACGGCCGAATGTTTATGATCGACGGCTTAAGCAACTCCAATCCTGAAAATACGCTGAATGAACAGCCAAGCAACATCGTAACTACTCCTATAACGTTCGATTTAAGGCCCCTACCGCTCGCTACGCTTGGTTATCTCCCCGAATCCGTACATCGGGAGGGGTCCTTAGAATTTTTCGTACAAGGCAGCGTCTCTGCCGATGAGACTTTTCAGCTTGGAGCCATCCGGGTCCGGCTTGAAACCTGGGTGAATGCCCTTGTGTCCAATAGTCCGCAAACTCACCCGGCCAGGAAGTCCCTTGATGCCTACGCACATGGGGGACTGGTTGAGGAGCAGAAAATTCTCCTTCGTCCCCCGCCACAGCCGCAAGTCGATGAACGGGTCGTCCGTCCGCTGGCAAGCTTTATGCACCTGGGGAATCAAGGACGAACGGAAACCCGTCTGGCAGAAGCTGGCCCGATCCGCGTTGACCATCTGGAAGTATTTGCGGAGCGGGATATGATAGTAGACCGCTTGCCCTTGCCCGATCAATTGAGCGTCGGGATGCTCATCGAACATTTCCATCATACGCTCGCAGTAGTCCGCCCGATACCAGTCGTCGTCCTCCACGATGAGGATGCGGTCGGTGTTGACGTACTGCAACGCTTCCATCATCTGGGCGGGAAGCGTGTGGGCCGGATCGGATTGCTTGCGATACCGGCGGATGTACGTGACCTTCATTTCGACGGGAAACGGCGGGACGTGCTGCTTATTCAGAACGCCGTCATCTATGATGATCCATTCCGTCGGCTGGATCGTTTGTCGCCGCATGTACTGGTAGCAAAGGGCGAAGGGCTCAGGACGGTCCCCCGTCGGCGTGATGATCGTGAATCGCTCCATTGTTTTTCATCCTTTCCAATTCTTGCTCTATCTTGCTAAGACGCTCCATCAAAGACGACCAATCTTGATGGCTGAGTATCTTGTGTCCCCTCATAATACGAAACGCATCATGATCCAACCTTTCGCCTTCCATAGGATTACTCCTACGCAGTGATGTCTACCTTGGCATTTACAATCGCCACAATTTCGCACAGGGCGTCCACCGTGAACTGGATTGACTTCCATCCGGCCCCGCTGATCAAAGACGTGATGTCGATGTCCGTCTGGTCGGCATTGTAACTCGCCGAGGCGTCCCCGTATCCACTACCGTTGTTCACCTTGAATGTCACGTTGACGGCGTTCGTCTCTTCATAAATACCAAATACCAATGGATGCGTATGATCTGGCAAATCAATATCATGTGCGTGATTCGGCATAGACACGTTATGCGTGTGATCTTCTAAGTTTTGCTCATGACGATGCCCATTCAAAGGCTCATTCAAAGGATGATCGTGCCCGCCAAAACCTTCAGCTACCGTATGGCGGTGATTTTCTGTGCCGTCGGCATAACCCGTATAATCTAAATCAGCCTCTGCACTCCCAACAGACGCCCCAGTGGTCGCGTATTCCGTGTACGCCGGACTGCCAGAAGACGCACCTTCTGAGCTAACAGACGTGGGCTCTAATGGCCACAGGTCCGATGTCTCCGTGGACGCCCCGCCCGAAGCCGCTCCGGTAGAAGTAGCCCGGAAAGGCATGATAGCGAAAGACAGCTTGACGGAAATCAAATCCGTCATTTCCGTCGGCAATTGAAACTTGAACACGAACGGATGCGTCGCGTCGCACTCTTTTCCGAACGGCCCGAAGGGCAATGTCTGGCGAAGCTCCGCGTACATGCTCGCCCGAATCGTGCCCGCCAAGATGACGCCCGCGTGCAGGAACTGGATGGGAGTGGACGGATAGGCAATCCCGCCAATAACGCCGCAAACGAGCCAGTGGCCAGACGCAATGGCTACGTTCACCAAGGCACTGTGCTGAAACGTAATCGTGTAGTCCGGGTCCCAGTAAACGAATTCATCCGTCGTGGAACCTGGCGTGATCTGGTACGTGGTGCCCTGATAGCGGAACGTGATGGGATAGTCCGCGTCCCTGGGATTCCAGTAGACGGTCCCTCCACCGCTGTCATACGTCCATTCGCAGTTGGAAATCCAGGGAATGTCGATGTCTGGCTGCGGAGGCAAAGACGAATTGATCGCATCCAGGATGTTGTCCCACGTAATCGGCTTGTTGGCCAAACCATTGCTCTTCGCCGGAGCAGGCCAAACGTAAGTGGGATTCGGATTCGTGGGCGATATGGAATCCCTAACGTACAAGTTTGGGTCGTAAGTCTCCACCGTGATTTCGTAGTAGTTGTTGACCCGCTGGACGATCTTAATGATACGCCGACGAACCGGAGCACTTGTGGCCGTTCCGATTACCGCAAGATAGTTCTTGATCGGAACCGGACTGAACGTCTCTTGAATAGTAATGGCTTTATCACTGACCGAAGCAACGGTGTACACATCCACCGAAGCATTCCCCGCTCCACTATCGTCGTCATAGGCTCGAACGTAGAGCAAGTCCCCCGCTACAACCCCAGTGACTTTCCGGTCTACCGTGATAGATTGCAGCCCGGAATCCACGTCCACGATCCGGTAATTCACGCCCCAGTTAGGACGGCGGGCCTGCAAACGTATCACGTCACCCAACCGATGCCGCAAAGCGTCCTTGTGCATCTCGAAAGAATTCACGTTGCGAATCAGAGCGTTTCGGTTCAAGGCGAAATCAGCCATCCGCACTACGCCGCTCCGCCGCGTCTCGCCGCTGGATTCTACGTTGATGACCCGCGTATAGGAGCCGGAATTGGCGTTGGAATGCGGATAGGTCGTCCGCTCGTATCCCCGGTCCTGGTCCTGGTAGGCCACTTCGATGGTGCCCGCCATTTCGTCTTTGCCGTTCCAGGAATTCTTCCAGGTCTTCGCCATGACGTTGTCCATCGTGACGAGATCGGAATCCGTCGTGACGGCCGCATCCATCCAGCCGGTAAGGACTGTCCCCTCCCAATAGGGCTTCACGCGGCCCACTTCGGCAAGCTCGCAGGCGAGGGAATACACGCTTCGCTTCGCGTCCACGTTGTAATTGCAGACGAAAAGCGATTCCGTGCCACCCTTGCCGTCGGGGACTTGGGTATCGCAAGCTTGAGCCCACTCGTAAAAGAACGCCAAATCCACGTTGGCCGGATTCAGTCCCTCATACCGCTCAATGACGTAAGGGTCGCCACTTTCGCCCGATCCGTTGATGACAGGCTGCGTCAATTCATCGAGGACCACCCACGCCCGCAGATTGCTGTACTGCAAATTCCAACTGGTGCCGTTGTAGACGTTGACGATTCGGCCCTTGCGGACGCACTTGACGTCCAGGCTGCCGCTGATCTGATTCGTGCCGATTGCCCGGATACCCAGCAAGGCCCGGCCGGGACGAGTGAACGCCACGTTGGCGACTTCCCGCACGGACTTGATTTGGCAAGGGGACACCCGCAATGAATCGGAATCGTCCGGCGTCAACCGCGTAAACTTGATGTCATATTGCGTGCCGTGAGAGAACGCGAAGGGTGGATCAAGTTCAGACAGCTTGATATTTGCATAGAACGGCTTACGCGTGGTGTTGGACGTTGTGGCGTTATAAACAGTAGTCCAGGACTCCAGGCCGATTTCGGACACTTCGACCTTGATTTGCACGTCGCTGGATTCAGTGGAGCCATCCTTGTCATACTGGATGAGTCCGTTCGGAAACGCCAGCGTAAACTCAAAATCGTCCGCCCAGTTGTTGGGCGTGGTGAAAGTCAACGCCCCGCCAGCCACGGTCAAATCCCATCCCAGCGGATACTCGGTCTTGTGCTTCTCGAATCCCGTCATAACCGTCTGGCCCATTGTGCCTAGACGTTCCTGTACCGTAGCCCCGGCGAAGTTGCCGACGGGCTGGTCGTTCAGATAAACAATATTGGAGCCAAGCCCCTCAATAGGGCCTTCCCCATGATCCACGATAGCATACAAGACTTCGTTACCCGCAACCACGTCGGTCCACTGGGCAACCATGTTGCCGTGAACCATCAACTCGCCGTAAAGACGCGGACGAACCACACCCTCTCTACGGATTGTCTTAGTCATAAAGGAGTAATTTGTGCTGCCTTTATCTTCCTCCGTCTCTTTGTAATCCTGTCCAAAGAGCTTGCCGCCGAGATAAGACAGACCAAAACCCAAAGCCATATTAAAAGCGATGGCCCCTGCATTGGCCCAGAGCCACGTTCCCGCGGCGGCCAACAAAGCTCCAATAAATCCAGGAGCGGGTATGACATCTACAGTCGATTTGATCTTTATTCGCGTCCGTGCCCAGTCTTCCGGCTTTACCTCTACGCCGTCCAAAACTACAAAGCATTGCCCCTTGGCGTATTGCTCTGCGATTTGCCGCACTGTCTGTCCCCGATACTCCACCTTGCGAACGGACAGATTCTCCGGGCTGCGATCTATGGGATGCTTGCAAACCCTAACGGTAAATCTACGGGAGCGGGACATAGTACCCTTCCACGATCTTTTTCCAAGGCCATACGGTCAACCGCGAATTGCGAATGACGAACGTGCCGTCTTTCTGCGGTTCAGCGTGAATGACATGCAGGCAATCAGGCCACACGATTCCTGCGTGCCATTCGTTCCCGATCTGAGCCAGCACCACGCAATTCAATTCAGGATGCTGAAGGCGTTTCATTCCCAGATAAGGCTTTTCCGGCAGGCCCATTCGGATAGACTGGCAAAACTCCCAACACGCTTCTGCTGGACGTATCGGCTTGAATTCAGTATTTATCATTCGTTGGTCGATCATACGGAAAGCCCATTCGGATCAAGCCCTAGATCCCCGCCCCACCTCGCTGCATTGCTCTTCGCATAGCACGCCTGGTAATCCCCCGTGCAAGTAGCATCTACTCCGGCGTACCCGCACTCCGGCCCCTTGAACAACTCCGGCGTAGCAAATGGGCAACTGCTGCTGGAATAAGACCTTTTGGGCACCGACTCGGAAAGCGGATTCGGAATGCCTAACGTAATCGTCACCCAACTATCATCCGACTCCGTGGCGAGAATGTCATAGTTAAATTCCAAGGCGGGAATTGCCGTGTCCAGATATTTCTCCCCCGCCTTGATGACCTTGACTGTCCCGCCCAACGCCCCGTAGGTGTCGTTGATGATCTTCTCGATAGTGGCCGTTCGGTCCTGGGCGATGCGGAGCGTGACGCGGGGCACGGACCCGTCGCTGGAGAACACCTGCTCGGAGAGGTCAAAGTTGAACTTGGCGAAGTTGTCCCCGGCATACTCCACGTCTTCCGTGTTGCGGGCCAGCCGCTGCATCGTCTGCGTGGGCACGACGATCTCGCACAGATGCATCCACGCCCCGCCACTGTACGGGTTGATCGCATCCTGGTTGACTGTAGGTGTTAGCGTCTTAGGCATAAATCATTTCACCGTCAAAACGTGTAAATCGTTTCGTTGCGTCGTGCCATCCCAGCCCCCGCAGGCGTACAGGCTGTCGCCGATGACCGTCACGCCCACGCCGCGTGCAGCGTATGGCAGATCGGGCAATCTCCGCGACCCGCCGAATCTCAGATCCACCGCATCGACCGTCACCAGAACCTGCGTGGTGCTATCGCGGGAACCGCCCACCAGAATTGCCTCACCACGCCAGATGGCCAGATCGCAGTAGGCCCGGCCCTGGAACGCGGGATATTTGCTCATGTCGCTGATGCCGCTCAGGAGTTGGCAGATGTCTCCCTGCCCGTCTGCCCAGTCGCCCAAGCATCGGGTCTGCGGCCACGCGTAGATGGTCCACGTGTCGGCGTTGGGGTCGTAGACCTCGTAGCTCTTCGCCACAGCATGGCCGGGGTTCGTCACGCCGCCGAACACGTAGATGCGACCGCCCAGCACAAGCGAGCCGGCGTCCTCGCGGGCGACGTGCATGGGGGCAATGGGCTCCCAGGAGTCCACGCAGGGGCTGTAGCGGTAGCAGGCTTGTGTCTTACCGGCCTGCTGGTTGCGGTGGTCGTAGCCTCCCAGGCCATAGAGTTGGTTCCGACAGCACTCCAGGCCGAGAGATTGGACAGGCTGCGGATAGTCGGCGATGCGATGCCAGCGATCTTCGGCAGGTACGTAGCGATAGGACCGCTTGGTCTCTACGTTATTTCCATCAATCCCAGCTACTGCGTAGAGCCTCCCGTCACATGCCTCAAAGCCGTGCTGCTCGCGTGGTTCAGGCATAGGGGACAGCGGTCGCCAGCACAAGCACAGGATGGCCAAGACTTTGATCATGCTTCCTCATCTCTTTCTGCGGCAGGCCGCTGGGATTTCTATTGACAGGTCACGCGGGACATCCTTAGAATCCCGCTCGTGTGTTGGATCAAGCGAATACTGTCCTGGTTCTCGTTTCCGGCTCCGGCGTCGACCGCGTTGAATCTACGCTGCGCCGAATGTGACGCCCTGATCCCCAAAGGCTCACCTTGCTATACCGATCCGGACGGCGAACACCAATGCCACCGGTGCCACGTAGGACAAGTGACGTGGTAGCCATCCCATAATCAATACTCGATCCCATACACCATCACCGTCGCCGTAACGTCCGCCGTGGCCCCGGTCGCCGGCTTGATCCCAAACGCATCACCCGCATTGAAAACCGTGTACTTGACATTATCATTCGTCACCACTATGCAGTCTGTCGTCGCGGTCATGGTGGACAAATCCACGGTAGTTTTCCAGGTATCGGCGTTCGCCCCGTCCCCCAGATCGAAGTCACTGCCGCCTGCCAGTGATCCCGACGGATTGCGCACGATAACCTTGGTAACGATCGCGGAGAACCCCGTGGGGACTGTGTAGATCGTGGTCTTGGCGTCCCCGTTCTGCATCAAGGCCACACCGGACGCCAGTAGCTTTTCACTCGATAGTTTCGTCGATTCGGGTGTCCAGGTCCGCGATCCCATCTTGGACAACCCGATGGTCGGATTGGCAATGTAGAAAACGCCATTGCCGTAAATCTGGATCGCAATCGAAGTGGCGGTAGACGATACGGGAAAGCTCTTGCCTCTTAGTTGCCAAACATCGTTGGCGTCGTTATATGAAGACGAATAATCGTGATTCCCTGTGGCGTCCACAACTCGAAGTCGAACGAACGCGTACTGTCCGTTCGTCACGGTCTTGGTCCGCACCCAGAACGAATAGCTGCCCCAGCCCGTAGCCTTGGCTTCGGCCAAGAATCGTGCCGCTTCGGGCATGGTGTAGGTGGTTGAGGTGTACGCGGCAAAGGTGACCTGGGCACAGTTCGGCGTGTACAGATTGTTCGTGTCTGCCTGCCCTTGACCACAGTGCACCCAAGACACGTTGGCCGGCGTAGACCATCCCGTCGGGGCCGTCGCCCCCCACTGGTTGAAACTGGAATTCGTCCAAAAGTTCACCGGATGCTCCGTTGAGGTTTGACCGTAGAGACCCGTGGGATTGGACACTTCTCCTGTAGAGTTTCGGTTTTCACCTTTTCCGTAGGTGACAAAAGGAGCACCGGCCCCGGCGACTGAACCGTAGAAAGTGTCCTGGTCGAAATCTACATCCACGCAATTGATATCCACATTCACGTTCCGTAACCAGGATTGTGAGATTCTCGCCCCGTCCACGTTTTGCAGGTACGTAGTAACGCCCGAGCCGTAGTGCTTGGCTTGCCGAAAATCAACCGAACTGGAGTTGATAAAATAGTTGTCACCCGCCAACTCGAAATAGAGATTACTCACGTCCACCAGGGCCATGCCCGACACATACATCCCGCCGCCGCAGTTCTGGATACATCCACTGAGGCGGATGTTGTTGGCGGTCAGCGACAACGTAGCATAGAACCCGTAGTCGGTCATGTGATTGATGAGGATATTGTCTACGAACAGGTTGTTGCACTGGACACTATTGTCCTCCATCGTGATCCCGCGATAGCCGTCCGTGCTGTTGTAGGCCACACCCGTTCCGAGCGTCCCGATGATGCAACGGTTGACCCGGAAGATCGTCGCACCCTGGAGGCTGATCGCTGATCCTGCGTGCCCACAGGCAATCGTTACGTCCTCCAGGTAGCCATCGTAGACCCGCTTGACGGCAATGGCGTTGCGGCATTTGTTGGCCCCGGCTGAGGCGATTACGAAGTCCCTCCCGCCGCTACCGCTCAGGCCCGCGTTGTCCCGGCCAAAAACCAGGCAATCCGTGTTGGCGTCCAGGTCCGGGGCAATCACGGACGCAAGACCCACCCCGCGTAGGAACCACGGAATAGAGGTATTGGTTTTGACGAGCGTTTGGGTTACGCGATATATGCCGTTAGGCAGAAATACCGTACCACCAGAAGGACAGGCATTAATAGCCGCCTGAATCGCCGTCGTGTCGTCCGTGATGCCGTCGCCCTTGGCCCCGTAGGCCAGCACATTCACGACCGGACCCTTGGCAGTCACCACGTCGTCGAAGTACCCCACTTCCTGCTTTGGCGTCTCCGTCAGATTCACCGCCATCGTAGTCAACAAACCCATCCCAATCAATAGTCCAATCAGCAATCCCTTTTTCATGAGTAGTAACCTCCCAATGTAATACTAAACGCAGGCATATTGGCCGTTGCCCCCTGCGTCACCGTCAAATCCAGTCTATCCCCTGCCGCCAACGTCGTGTAATCGGCGTCCAGCAGGCTTGTCAAATTCAAACTTCCACTCGTTGGCGGTTGCGTGGCCGTGTTGAACGTCTTCGTCAAAACCACGTTTCCATTCTTGTCCTTCAACGTCACAACGGCTGTATTGGAATTGTTGATCCCCGCCGGAGTACCCTTCGTCAGCAGCCACGCCGAGGTAATCACCATAGCCTGAGCCGCAACATAAGCGGGCGTAAGCGTAATGTCCGCCCCCGCCGCCAAATTCACCACTTCAATCATAGTGTCGCCCCCGTAGAACTTATGGGTCAAGAACGTGCCCGGATACTCCGTCGCGGCCATCTGGATCAAGGACAATCCGATCTGCCACGATTCCTTGTTGTCATCATCCTGCGTCTGGCAGGAAGGCCGATCTGTAAAACCTACCTCGTATACTATACCATCCTGCTCGTTCAGCCAATAGAACGGCACATCCTCATTCGCCGCATAGAACGCCTCGATAGTTTCCTTGTCCGCCTGAGACACGTTCTGCAACGTATGCAAGAAATCCTTCGGATGGAATGTGACCATCTTGTTGAAAACAGGATACCCCGATTCAGTCGATCCTATCTCCGTGCCGCCTGGATGGAAGCTGTCATTCCAGCCGGAAATCTTCGGAGCACAACTCAGCGTAGGGAAAGTGTTCATCGCCGTGTACCCACCGCTTTCTGGAGCCTGCTATCCGTGTCCATCCGCGACACCACCACGTTGATGATTCGCTCGTCACTCATCATGTACTGCTCCTCCTTTGTCGGACCCAAAGGAACTCCCGACTGGTTGATGACGTTCACTGTCACCTTGCCGCCCAAACCGCCCAGCTTGGAAAGCGGGGTGATAAGCTCCGGCTCGTTTTCGGCTATCTTGGCAATATGCGGAGTCCAAGCCATGCCGCCTTCAGCGTGACCAGGAAACATCATATTGGAGCCAGCAGATCCAAAATTCAAAGTACTTCCCAAGTCTACCACCTGATTTGGATTTATGCCTGGTACCTGCATATTAGAACTGGCCGGACCTGGGAACAATCCTCCCACCACCGCAGATCCAATCGTGGAAAAAGCCCCTGCCATTCCTTTCGCCAACGGACTAATGAACGCGATGCGGATAGCCTCAAAGTAGATCTCCTTGAGCATAGACTTCATCGCATCGGCCCAGTTCCGAGTGTCCTGGAGCATGTTCATCAAGCCGTTTTCCAGGGACTGCGACATGCTCATCGTAAACTCATAGGCCCGCTCCCCCCACGTCTGAATCTCCCGCCGGATCTGCATCCCGGCCGCTTTGAATCCGTTGGCGATGCTGTCCGACGTTTTCAAACGCTCGATATCCAGAAGAACCTGCTGCTCTTTCTTGTACGCTTCGATCAGGTCGAGGACATACTGCTTCTCCACATCGAATTGCTTTGCAATGGCCGCAGCGTTAGCTTCCCAAAGGTCCAATTCCGTCGTCAGCTTCTTCTGCTGAAATTGAAAATACTGATCCGATCTCTGGTTCAGTCCAGCATACAAACGATCCCAAGCCGAGCGGATAGCCTCTTCGGACATAGCAGACTTCTTCAACTTTTCCAAATCGGATATAGTACGAGCAATCACAGGCTCTGTTTTCGTAAGCTGTCGATACACTTCCTGAAAAGGCCACACCAAAAACGATCCAGCCGCTTTCGCCTTTTCCAAGACACCGCCGAACATTCCGCCAAATGCATTCGACTCCGAGCCGGAACTGTTAAACAAAGCACCTTGAAGCAATTCCGAAATACCCAATAAGTCGCTTTTGAACTGCGTCTTTACAGCAGCCATCAACCCGCCCATGTGTTCGGCTTCTGCTTGGCCGAACGCACGCAAATGAACTCCGGCCGTCTCCCATGCCTTAACGCTGTAGTCCCGCAATTTGTCCGTTTCTGGTTTGTACGTGTCAAAGGCCGATACAAAACCCTCGGCGAATTCCGTATTGGCTTGCTTCAAACCCTCCTTCAACTCCGTCACCATATCGGAGAAGTTGATCTTACCAAATCCTTCGCGAACGCTGGACATCATGATTTTCATCCAACGCCCGGCCCCGATCATAGTGGAAGCCAAATCTGCAAGAAAATCGCTCCATCCACTCCGTATCGTCCGGAAAGCATCACCAAAAGCACCTACAAGATTTTTAAGAAATGGCCCTACCGCCGTATTCGCCAACCAATCATACCCTTGCTTGAATGCGTCGAACCATTCTTGCATCCGACTTTTGATGTCGATGAAGTTTTGGTTCCATGCAGCATAGAGAGTATATGCCAACCCAGCCACAAGGACTGCTACACCAGCCCAAGAAAACATCGTCGCCGTAAGCACCGCAACAACCTTGGTCATATCCTGAAACATCCGAATGGCAATAGACAGGCCCAAGGACATCGGCCCTATCGCGGCAGCGACAAGCCCGAATTGAACCACCTGCGTTTTCGTGGAGTCGTTCAGCCGCTCCCAATGCTGCAATCCCGCCCGGATGTAGTCGTTCAACGTGAGAATCGTGGGGGCTAAAATCGAACCTATCTCAATGCCTACGGCAACGACATTGTTCCAAAGAATCTTCAGTTGGTCGATGAAGGAGGACATATTCTCCCGAGCCACTTTATCCGTGACACCACCAGCCACCCTCAATTGTTCCGTGTACTTACGAATCCTGTCCGTCGCTCCTAAAAGCGGAAGAATCGCCTGCTGGCTACGAGCTTCAAATCCCAGCATGTCCAAAGCCACAACTTTCGTCTCGGCGGACATCCCTTCCATTTCCTTCGTGAGCATCTCGATAATGTCCGCCAGAGGCTTGAGGTTCCCTTGCGTATCGTAGATGTTCATATTCATCGCTTGCCAGGCTTCCCGATTACTCTCAAATCCCGACATCATCAAGCGAAGCATACGACCAAACAAGGTTCCAGCCTCTTCCGCTTTGATGCCTTGATCGGCATAGGCGGCGAGAACTGCCACACCCTCCTCCAAATTGATGTTCCAGTTCTTCATCGCCGCTCCAGCTTCATTCGTAAGAGAAGCCGCGAATTGCTCTGTCTCGGCGTTGGCTATAATATTTGCCTTCACCAACACGTCGGATATATGAGTCATGTTCAGCATGTTCTGCCGGGCATCGTCTACTTTCATCCCCAAGGCACTCATAGAATCCGCGATATACGTGGTGGACCTCGCCAGATCAAAATTCCCGGCTATGGCGAATTTGTTCACCGCCCCTATCGCCGCCATAGATTGAGCCGCGTCATATCCGGCAGACGCCAAAAATTTGTACCCTTGGGCAACCTTTGTAGCGGAAGACGTGGTATCCTTAGAAAGTCCGAGGGCGATTCCTTCCATTTGCTTACGCATCTTAGGCGTGACATTATCCATAATCGCGAGCGACTTCGTCATAGCATCGTCAAAACTGGCGAATGCCTTCACTCCAACAGTGCCTACTGCGACCAAAGGGGCTGTGACTTTCAAACTCATCTGACGTCCAAACGTCTCCAATTTACGAGCCGTCCGGTCCAGCGTCCGCTCAACCTCTTTCAGGGCTGTATCCCATTCGCCCTTTCCAAGTTTGAGGTGAACCAGCAGGTTTCCCAAATCGAGACTAATGGCCATCATTCACCCTTTTTACACTCTCTTTGACGCCTTTATGCACTGCGAAGAACATAGACCAAAACGCCTTGGATTCTTTTACCCTTTGCTCTTTCGTGACAGGTTCTTCTTTCGTCTTAGGATGAGACACTTGGAACTTGATGACCTCATCGGACTCCTTGGCGTCTTTTACACCAGCCGCCTGGAGAATGCGAGCGGCGATGCGGGCAGCATAGTGCTCCCACTTCTCCGTCCGCTCGATCTCCTTGACGTCCTCTTCCTGGAAGAATCTCAGCCATTTGACAAACTGCCTTGCTCCGGTTTCCCGCTGGCAGCGAGCCAACGAGCCGGAATGGAGCCGGGAGGCAAGCTTCATCCAAGCCCGCTCCCGGTCCGTCAGTTTCCCGCTTCTTCCTCGGACACAGTCTCCAAAGCACTCAGTTTTTGAGCATCCTTGAATAACGCTTGCTGAACGCGGGCCGGGAAAGTCTTGATTTCCTCGACGGGGACTTTCTTGCCCTGATCGTTATGCAGTGCCCGTTTGAGAAGGGATGTGAACATTCCTTTGTAGGATCGCACACCCCGGACCACGATCTTTCCGCCTTCCACGACGGTGTCCATGCGGTCTTTGTTCTCTTCCATGTACGCTTCCAACTCATCGCCGGGCAACTCACGGAGAGTGTACTGCTTCACTGTCCCATCCGTTTGCTTCAGATTCACAGGCTTTTCCGCCAAACTCAGATCATACTCGGTTGCTTCGCTCATTTTCGACTTCCTTTCCAAACTGTAGCTTCGCGTTTAAGGCCTCTGCCGCACGCTACCGACCGTTATTTCCCTCCGGGGGTACATCGGATACCCCCGGAAACCTACACCCCTGTTTTTACGCTGAAAACGCGGTTTACGACGCATGGTAGGACGGAGCCACTTCATTGCCCAAAGCCCCGTTCAGCCCGTCGTGATTCGTTACGCCAAGTTGCACCTGAGCCGTAGGCACCTGCCCTTCCACCATCGCCGCCGGGACGAAGCTCCGAATACCACCCCAGAACAGCCAAAAGCTATCGTCCGGCATCGTGATGCGGATCTGCTGGTTCTCCCCGACCATGCCCAAAATGCCCTCCAGGAACTGGGGATCATAATGGCACACCATGCCGCTCTCCAGCAAGGTCTTGAGCTTCTTGAACGCGAACGTCCGCCATGCCGTATTCTGCATATTGGTCACGTCGTTCATGTCCCCGCAGTCAATGCCGGGCGGGGTGATCTCCTTCTCCTTGAAGTACAGCTCCTCACCGCTGTCGGCACTGGAGAAGATAATGCGAGTCGGAAATCCATCGGTTAGAATTGACATAGTTTATCTCCTTCTGTTAAAGTGATTTCAATTTTAAGAGCAAATTCGCCGTGAAATGTGCCCGCTGCTTTTCGTCCGGCCCAATGTAGACCGCGTCGGAAGCCACACCCACGTTCACGATTTCATATACACTTCCGTCCGTCATCGGCACTGTTACACCATGCACCTTCGCCAAGTCCTCCACCACTCCAGACAGCTTCGTCCGGCCTGTTTCGTATTCCTTGGACCGGACATGGATCTGGATGCCATGAGCCTGAACATACGTCCCGTCCATCGCCTTGGCATCCACCACCGGCGTCGTATCGTGGATGGAAGCAGCCTCAAAAGCAATCCCACTCCCGTCCGGCAAGGAGACCTTATACAAAGGCCATTCCCCGCTGTCGCCGGGATTCACGAACGCTCCCTGCATGTCGATCAGGTATTTGGCGAGTATGCTGGACGGGGAATCGTTCATGTGCTTACAATCACTCTTCCGGTAGGTGTCTTATCCAAAGAAACAGACGCTACTACACTATCCGTATTCGCAGGGGAAACACCTGCCTGCAAACGATAGCTCAGTTTGTAGCGACCCACAGGAAGATCGGTGGGACAGACGAAGGCAAAATCCCCGTCGCCGGAAGGCTCCACCAGATCAATCACTTGATCGGCATAGTCGGGATTCGCTGCTACTTGCCCATTGGTATCATCCCACACCAGCCCAGAATTCCTCCCGGTCAACCGGGCGTAGTAAGTACTTCCATGTTTGCTTTGTAAAATATGATCATACGCCATGCTTCAATCTCCTTTACGGGAATACCTGTTCCGGGGCAAGAATTGCTGTTACTGTGACATCGATTGCAGTAAGTAGCAATTCCATCGAAGTCAGTGTCTCTTCTTTGGCCAGGGCCTTGTCCTCCCCGGTCAAAATCGTTCGGGCCTTCGTGGGAGTGTTCCACAGTTCTGCGGCCGTCTGGGCCGCCAGGGCTGGTCCGTAGGCGTCCCCGGTCTGATTCGCGCTGGCTGCCGTGGCTACCGGGGTGGCGACGTCGCCCCAGGTCGAGACAGACGCCGCGAGTCGCCCCGCTCCGCCCGCTTCGGTGACGGCCGTGCCGAGGATCTGCGTCATGTCTACCGGCAGGGTATCCGTGCCGGAGCGCAGGCTATCGTAGACCGTATTGGGATCGACGATCAACGTATCGAACCACGGGGCTATGACATCCGGATCGGACAGAGTCAGTTTATGTTCCCCCACTGTGGAGACCTGGGCTGCCGTCAACTCCAATCCGTACCTCCCAGTTGTACTTCCCACCACCAGTACCAGATCATTGGTGCCGCCCGAAGCGGTCAGGGTCGTATTGATGATGAGGGTAGGAGCCACTCCCGCCCCGCCCGCGTCTGATCTCCGCACCAGTTCGCAGGTGACATTCGTAGGAGTCACATTCAATACAGGAGTCACCCCGTCCGCAAAATTCACCAGGGGGCCCACCGGGATAATGACGGCCCGGTTGCGGGGGACGTGGATCTCGGCCCACGCCGGAGCAGCCAGGGTCAACGCCATCAGGATTGTCAGTGCCGTTCGTCGCATAGTCGTAAGCTCCTATTGATTTTCCAGAAGTTGCTGATAGTAGTGCAGGACGCCTGCGGTCCCTTGGTCCCAGCCATGCCCATCTGACCACGCGTCCATTGTCCCGCCTGAACCAACGAACCATGACGCCCCCGTCGCCGTGCTGTCAGTCACATCAACACATGCCCCTCGATTGACTCCCCCATCGCTATCCGTCAGTGTAAACGGCGTCCCCGGCACGCTGGAGGCTACCGTGATATGGGCGGCCGAGGTGCCGTTGGCAGTCAGGGATTTGACGGTCTGGGTCGTGCCTGCCGTGACAGTCAGCTTGCCGCCGGGAGCGACCGTGACGGTGTTGAAGGTGTTGCTGCCGGTGACCGTTGTCCCGACGGCCCCAGCGGGGAAGTTGACGTTCCAAAACGACTTTCCGGCCCCGGCAAATGTGGTTCCAGGGTTGAGGATGGTGATGCTTCCTGCCATGTCGGACCAAGTTAGTCCGGGAGACCCCATCCATAGCCCATAAATTGCGGAAGATTGATTTATTACCCAATTACCTGTTTTTGTAACGGATCGTACACTTGTAGGTGTCGCATCAAAGGTTTTGACGGAGACGGAAAAACCTGAATCCGTAAAATTGCCATTGTAAAGTGTAAGTGTACTGGCAGGGCAGCTGAACGCATCCGCCAAAACGAGAGATGCTCCAAACATGAGAATGTTTGTAGACGCAAAACTTTTACCCGCACTGGTTAGGATACTTGATCCGTCCCGCGCCTTACTCTCAAAACTCCATGCGGCCACAGGAGACATCGTCCCCATACCCGTCAAATCGACGGAGCCGTAGGACGTGACGGCGTTGGCCAACGTCAGATTGCAGGCCGTGCCGAAGCTGACATTCCGTCCGATGCGTAGCATGTTCCACGTCAGCGTTTGCCCTGCCGTCAGGGAGATCACCGTATCGTCCTGCGGCAGCGGAATCCGGGGGTCCCACGTTGCCGTAGAAGCATTTGAAGAGTTACCGGTCACGGTGCAGGTCGTGCTCGCGGTGAACGTCACCGTCTCATCCCCGCCCGTTCGGCTGTTGCCACCACAGTCGCCAATCAGGTTGGCTCCGCCATTGGTCAGATCGAGACCGCCGGCATCCGTGCGGGCAAAGGTGATGTCCTCGAAAACTACATTGTTGATACTCCATGTCGCCCCAGTGAACGTCATAGTCTTCGGGGTGCCGATGGTCGCCGTCTTGATGATGAGCTTGCTCGCGGCAGAAGGACCCGAGATCGTCCAGGAGGCTACTTGTGCGGTAGTCTCGTCCAGCGTAATTGAGGTAGCCGTGGAGATGACCACGTCCTCGCCCACGGCGGGCTTGTGTCCGGCGTCCCAGTTGCCTGCATTGCTGTAGGTGGTGTTCGTCGCGCCAGTCCAGGTGTTGGTCACGGCCAGAGCCTGCCCGGCCAGCAGGAGAGAGAGAAACAGGATGATGGTGATGGTGCGGATCATCTTACGCTCCTTGCCTCGTCAGCGATGATTTTCAAAATCGTCGTTCGTTGCTCCCGCATAGGACGCTCCAAAAACTTCGCTTGCTGATTCTCCCCGCGAGGATGCATCCCGGCATTTGCAGTTCCTTGCTTTGTGCCTTTTGCTGCTGCAATTTCCTCAGCATACTTGGCGTTGAATTCCTTGCCGTGGGCCTTGGTCAAATCCTCATGGACATATACAGCGTATGCCGCCGTGTAACCCACTATCACGTCAGCGTCGAACCCTTTGCCTCCCACATTCCGAATGAAAGCCGTGTCGTGCAGGTTGCCCGTATTGACAGGCACAATATCCTGAGCCGCCGCTTGGAGGACCAATCCTCCTTTGACAAGACCCCGTACCACGGCTTGCCCGATCTTGACATTTGCCCGATCAAGATTCTTCAGCACTTTTTCCAGCCCTGTCACGTTCGTCAAAGCCATCAGAGATATGCCTTGTAGTATGTCACTTTGTTCCTAAAATCCGGTGTGGAAGCATACGCCTTCACTTCCCACGCCCCGTCGTTTTCCAAGGGGTTTGACAAATCCAACCCACTGTCCGCCAAGGTTCCCAACAGCAGAACGTCACCTACTGTCACTCCGTCCACAATCACTACCGCCCGACTCACCAACTCTTCATCCTGAGCCGTAGTGAATTTCTCGTTCTTGCCCGACCACCGGCAATTCCGCTCCACTGCCGCACACCACGTCGGACGGCCATAATCATCCGTCCCCATCCGGGGCCAGTGACAACATTTTTGCTTTTGGATGCGGGTTTTAAGGGACATATCAACCACCACTGCCTGAACGAGCGACTCCCGAACCAGTTGATACCATATGCTTGCGAAATTGATCGTTCAAATCCTTGAGATTGTCCTGCACTCCTTTTAGCACCACGTCCAACGTTGTTTCCAACTTCGTAACTCTCGTTTCCAACGCCTGGGCTTTCTGCGTGCCTTGCTGATCCAGTCTTCGATAATCCACAGCAACCGTCGTAGAGCAGGCCGCAAAACCCGCCGACAACAGCGTGATAGCTCCCATCACAGCCAAACTCACTCTCGTCCACGTCCCGTTCTTCTCAGCCATTGATGCTCCCTCATGTAAGAATTTCGGTCACTGTTTCCGTGTTTTCCTCGCCCAACCACGACAGGCTCACGCTCTTACGTAAACCGCTCTTGCTAGAATTGTCCAAAGCGGCCAGGGCTCCCGACCAATCCAACCGCTTGGCCATTTGCCCGTACTCATTCGCATCCAGGCCCAGGTCCTCCACATGCTGCAAGGACTGTCCGATTCCATCCGCCGATTCGCTCGTAACCCGCTTGTCTCGAATCGCGTAGAAATGAGCGGAGAGCCATTTTTCAATCTCGAATAACTCCGCAGCAGTGAATGACACGTCCGTGCAATGCTTCGTCACCATGAGATTGGCGACCGTAATGAACGGCGTAAGGCTGATAGCAGAATCAACTTCAACAATCTCCTGCACGTCTGCCGCTGTTACACGAGCCATCTGGATACCCTATAGCTTTCGATTTAAAGGGTCTACGACACGCTACAATCGACGATCTACCGTAAGGGGTACATCGGGAGGGACAAAAGACATTTCATCATCTGCATCAAGCTGAGCCATATGAGCATTGATTTGATTATCCTGCTCAATAAACATCTGTCTCACCCGCAAGTCCTCTTGATGCATAGCCTTCCTATCCGCCCAGAATTTGTCAGGGCTAATCCAAGGAAAAACATCCGAACCCAACCCGCTATCGTCTGTCACGTTGATGATTTCTCGATCCGCAAACTTCGCCTTCCAGTCCCTTTTGACAAATCGGAAGTCCCGCACGAATCCCTGGTAAATATGGGGCTTGGTGGCGGCTGGGCGAATCACCTTGTCATGCCAGTTCGGCTTGTCGGCGATACGCTTCATGTCGAAGCCCAGTAGGAACACCCGCTTGGCCCCCAGGAGCAGTGCGAGGTTAATCGCACTTGCCCCCGTATTGCCATTCCATCCCAAACCATCCGTATGAAGCCCTTGCGGCTTACGCTGCATCGTCCAGAGCCAAGGGATTTTCGACGTTTGCAAGGACTGGACGTTCGTAAAGACTATTCCTTTGTACTTTGCCAATTCGTCTTGGAACGCCATCCACCAAGCATAGTCCCCGAAAACGCAGACCTTGCAGACTTTTTCGCCCAAAGTGAACGCCGTATTGCATCCAACAGTGCATTCATCGTGGAGAAGAGACCAGTCGAAGTTCTTCAGCGACGGTCCCCCGCCGATGATGAACACGTCCTCATCTTTCCAGCGTTCTTCGGGCGTCCAAGCAGGCATAGAATTAACCCAGTTGGCTCTTGAGGAACTTGACGACAAGCTTGTCCGACTTGGAGCGTTTCAGGACTTCATCGCTCTTGCCGTCCACGACGATATACGAATCGGTCTTGATGCTGTGGTATATCTTCATCGCGGCCAATTCGGCGTCGGGGAATTCGTCCGTCACGTCCACGCCATGCTCGGACTTCGCCGGAGCAACCGAATCTTCCTTTACAGGAAGGGACGGCGGGGAGGATTCGGTAGCTTTTTCCTCCCCGCCCGCAACTGCAACGGCCTCGGTTTTCTCAATTCTTTCGCCAACTCGCGATCGGTTCAACTTCGGCAACTTCACGATCTCCGGCTTGGAAACCGAAACGTTGGAATCGGCCACCCGAACAAACTTGCCTCGGAACAATTTGTCCAGCGGCATGCTCGATTCCAGAACGTCGCCCGCGTAATACTTCTTGTTTCCGATACGATGCGGGCCAATCTTGTTGCCCGCTTGATCTTTTTCTCTCAGTTGGTACTTCACAGCCATATCCTTTCCAAACGCTTTCGATCACTCAATCAATCGACGACCGGCTATAACCACTTCCATTTGTTACGTATACGACGTGTTGCCGTGGGCGATACCACAGTTGCCCTCATAATCCGACCGGATCTGCGGCACATAAATGCCGATGATACGGCCTTGAAGGACCTGCCCGCCCTGCTCTTCCCAGTTCACGGGAGTAAACTCCATGCCAATGACCTCGCGAACGGTGGCAGTTTCCATCTGAACGATGAGGATGTCCCAACCCGTAAGCTGTGTCAGCTCCCGAATCTCGCGGAAGTCCGGGATCTTCAGGATGCGTTCCCGCAACGTAATCGTGTTGGTCTGCCCAGACGTATCCGAATTGTAGTCGTCGTCCAGGTACTGGGACCAGTTCGGGGACACGTACAGGACGTAAGGGCCTTCCTTCTTGGCCGTGATGAGGTCCTGCTTGCCTGCCAGCAACTCGACCAGCATCGTCGCCGGGGTCCAGCCACCTTCATCCGGCTCCGTGAGATGGAACGTGATGCGGCTGCCGAAATCGGTGTAGCCGTAAATCGTGCCGGACAGATACGTATACTGATCGTAGCTGCTGTTGCCGATGAGCATCTGCTCCGCCAGCAACGCACAGGCCCGAGCAGCGTCTTCCGGACCCGCCATATCCATCGGCAGCCCGCCCCGCTTGGAGACGGCCAACTCACGGGCACCGTAGCCCCAGTTGGACCAAATGCACGGCATGGGCAGGTTCACCGTGTCAAAGACAACACGGTCCTTACCGCCTTGCTCCTGCGGGTCCATGCCCAGGTACGCCGTGCCAACCCGGCTCGCCCGCTGGGTCATGAGAGCCTGCACCGCAAAGCCGTTCGGGACGTTGTACACCAGACCAGCACTACGCAGGTCATCCACCGCCCGCAGTTTCGCCAAGACCTCCCGCTCGACCGTCTGGTCGATCTGCAACCACGTCTCATGCGGCAGGAGGGCGGCGTTGTACGGGATGCGATGAACCTTCCGCTCAGGCTTGCCATTGATGATCTTCCCCGTCTTCATGGCGATGTACGACTTGTTCTGGTGCTGCCCATCGTTGATGTTGAACGGACGCAGGATGCCAGTATCGCCATCCGCATCAATGAGCTTAACAAGGCTGGGGCCGTCCAAATTCTGGTCCACCCCGCCAATAAACGCTTTCTTACTCATGCCTTCTATCCTTTCGACTTGAATTCAAGATTCACAAAATCGTCTTTTTCGTCGCCCCGATTCCCGGTCACAGAGCCCGCAAGTGAACAAGCCTGTCGGCGTCCACCGCGGAAAGGTCCTGCGTCTCCAAAGCCACGGCAACGGCCGTATCCCCGTAGGAGCCGCTATCGCTGGCCGAACGGAATGTGCCGTCTCCCTTGGAAATGACCTGCTCGCCCACCGTGATGCTGGTGTGACCATGCTGCCGCCCGAAGAACTCCTCGCCGGGACGGAACTTCACCAGCCGAACGGGGGTGTTGAGCGTGTACGCGTCATCCACGGTCTTGCCCTGGAGCGAATCTTCGATGGCAACGAGGCATTCCGCCTTGCCGCCTTCGCTGTTATGCACGATCACGTCGCTGTCGCTGTCCACCTGACACAACATACCGGGGTAAATCCCGGCCGCTCCGGCGTCACGCTCCTCGTAAACTACCCCGCCGAAGTTCTTGATCTGAATCTGATTCTTGCTGAGACTCATACGTTTATCTCCTTTTCACTCGTTCCTTTGTTCGACTCAAACCCTACCCGGTTTCACTCAATGCCTAAGCGTTTCTCAGGCAACCTTGACCTTGTTCTGGTACGTCGGAGGTTCCAGGACAGGCACATCCGAGCAGTCGTCGTTCTGGATGGGGTCCGCCATGCCCTGGTAGTTGAACCGCATCACGTTCTGGACGTCCTTCTCCTGCTCATCGGAAGTCACGGCAAGATTGGCAAGGTTCTGAAGCTCCTCCACGTCCTTCGTCGCCAGATACTCCTTGGTGAAGGTGTTCTTCGGATGCTTGAAGATAATGCTGATGAACTTGTCCTTCTGCTCCTTCTCGATCCGCTGGCCATTCTGGACGACCCGCCGCAGGTCTTCCGGCAAATCTTCCATCGTGATCGGCTTTGCCTTGGGCTCGGCGTTCTGAACAACGGGCTTCTCTTCGACCTTCGGAGCCGGGCCGGCATTCTGATACGACTTCTCCAGCCGCTCCAGCATGTCCTCCGGCAACGCCGTCAGCACGTCGCGATCCTTCTCCTCAAACTTCTTGTTGGCAATCAAGCCATCCACAATCTTCTTCTTGTCCATATCCGGACTCTCCTTGTTCTGATTCTGCACCTGTTTCGGTTCGCTCTTGCTGATGGGATCGTATACCATCTTCCGGATAACCTCAGCGGGCTCTCCCTCCAACGTCACGACGTTCCCATTCAGGACATACGATTGCTTATACAAACCACCTTTGTCGGTGGAATAGATTAGGTAGTTCTTCTCCTCCGACCAATCCTCAACGTAGCGATACTCCCCCGTCACCCGAACAGCTTTTTGCATCTGCTCCCGAAGGGTATTGGCACAAAGTTCATTGAAATATTTCGTCCACGCTCTACCGATGGACACTTTGACGCCTTTGGCATTGCGGTAGAACCCCGCCCCGTCCTCGACGCTGCACGCCCCCACTTGATCGGGCAAAACCGCAAGGTGGTCGGGGCCGTAGTTATGGAGGGTGCCGTTGTACTTCTCCCCATTCCACTCCCCCGCCTCCTCATCGCTATCCGCCATCAAGCCCGTTGAAAGCTCCAGCGTCTCCTCGTTCTGGATGGCGTCCCATACCCGCTTGTCCACCTTTTTGACGCGGGCTTCGTCCAACCAAGCCTCGGCGTTCACCTTGCCGTCCTCATCCGCCTTGGCGTTCAGGATGATGCCGATCTGGCGGGTATTGAGGACTTCGGGAGTACATGCGGAAGGGGTGTCGGGATGGTAGACGACCACCGGCTTCATGTTCCAAAGCTCGACCCGTTTGGCGTTCTCCTCCTTGGGATAGAGGTAAGGGCCTTCGCTGCCCGCGTGAACGCCCTCGACCAACATCACCATCGGGACGACGACGTAATCCTTGTCGGCCATCTTGTCATTGCGAACGAGCTTGGGCTTGGCGTTAAAAACAACCGAGCAAAACTGGTTCTTGGTCTTCTTATGACCTTCGACCTGCTTCATCCGCTCATCGGCTTCCTCCTCGGTGTCATAAGGGCCGCCCAGCTTCTTCTTGCCATCTTTGGAATATACGAACCATTTATCCCCTTCTTTGACCTTCTTGTTCTGCACGTCCATCCGAAGACCTCCAAAACGACTTCGTTCGTCTATCCGCATATATAGATAAAACGAAGTAGGGAAGTCTATAAATTTACGATAGGCGATGGAGCGGATGAGGGCCTGGACCATGCAGGAATCTAAAAAGGGGATAGATAAGCAGAGAATCGCGGGGACGTGGAGAGCCTACGGGGATTCACGATTCCGGTATTATGTATGGCGGGCGGATTTCCCAGGGAGCGAAGAATTTTTTGCTCTTGACACGGATTTTTGGTTAGCGGGGATGTAGTTGTAACGGAGATTCGGAGAGGGAAATAATTTTCCTAAACGATACGAAATTTATAGTATTCCCTATCTGAGTGTCGTATAGTAAGGAAAACTCTATTTTGGAGGTCCTGAATATGAAGCACGAATCAAAGTCGGTAAGAGAGAAGCAACGAGCCCTTAAAGAGGTTAGAAAACCAAAGGCTCGGGAGATGCGGGCCAGGGGATATCCCTACCAGCGGATCGCGGACGCTCTGCACGTCAGCATCATGACCGCCTACTGGTACTGCCACGACGTGCCGCGAGGGGACATCTACAAGGAGATTGAGAAATGACATCAAATAAAAAGCCCTCCGGTCAGGGAGGGCTTCACCAGAAAAACCATACGTCCCGTACACCCCTATTATATCTCGGGTCTGGGACAAGTAAATAAAAAAATAGGGGAGCCTTATGAACAATGATGAACAAGATCGTCCGACAAATGACGCTGACATAAAGGAAGATCAGCACTGGCTTGGAAACTGGTTGAAGCAATATAAAGGCCGAGATGGAAGGTCCGTCACCTCTACATTTAACCACACGTATCCTGCAATTGTCATAGCCACTAACTACGCGGAGGCGGCGTTTCTGGACTTCTTCCTCTACATGTGGACAGCGAAACGAAAGACGGATGGAGCTTACGTCTACGAACGAAGAGATGGATGGGGCATCTACATCTTCCCATACTCATTCTGCCGGCGGACTGGAATGTCAGAGTACCACTTTCACAGGATCGTGAAAAAGTACGAAGCCAAAGGGATTTTGACAACTCGGATAGACAAACGTCAAGGCAACTGCAAATACTACACGCTGCGTTTCTCGAAACTTAGGAAGTATCTGTTCCAATGCCTATGCTCCGCAGGAGAAGATATTCTGGTATCCCCACCCCGAAAAGACTACCCCAAAAATTAGGGGTAGCTACCCTAAAACTTAGGGGTAGGGGGTAGGGGTAAATTTAGGGGTAGGGTCCCCCTAATTTTTGGGGTAGTGTAGGGTAAAATTTTGGGGTACTAAGTATACGTACTATACGGTAAACGAAAGAAAGAAGACGTTGTCGTTGGCAGGCAAGCTGACCAACGACGGCCCGCAAGATTTCCCTTTTTCTGGGAACAGGGTACAAGGCCATAAAAGGGTCCTACCCCTCCCGATATACCTAAAGGGATAGATCGTCCAGCGTAGACAGTGCCAGACGCCTTAAACGGGAAGGTAGGGGGTAGAGCAGGACGTCCAAAGCAACCCCCAATTCCTGCTACCGAGAACTTTCCGGGGGATAGACGTATACAACA